TTGAACACTTCTACCCAATTCAGTAGAGTAAGCCGCTTGCATCTTAGCCAAATCTTTAACACCAACACCCATCATCTGAGTTTTTTCGGCTGCATTTTGAAGTGTTTGACCTAACCCCTTACCAGTTGATGAAACAATTCCCATCTCAACACCAGCCATTCTAATGGCTTTATCCATTTCGAATATACCACTACCCCTTAACTTACCGAAACCTTGTTTAACAAGACCACCCATCTTAGAAAGTGCTGCGCCACTAGCCTTAAGTCCCATGTTAATTTTATTAACATTTTTTGCTGCCTCTACATATTCATCATTGGTTTCTTTAGCTATCTTAAGAGCACTATCAGCATAACTAATTGTTTCTCTTAATAATGTCCTTCGTTTAAGTAATAATGTAATTTCTTTCTTTCTAGCTAAGATTTCAGCATCGGTTCCCTTCTTTCTATCTTTTAAAAGACTCCTTAACTCATTAGTATTCTTAATTTCATCTTCTTTAAGAATTGCTTGTTGTTTAGTAATATGGTTAATATTTCCTTGGATTTCCGCAATCTCCTTCAAATGTTTTGCGTACTCAGATGCAGAAGAACTAATTTTCTTCTGTAACTCACCGTTAGCTTCTAAACTTTTACGGATTTCATCAAGGTCTTTTTTATTAAACGCCATAACTATTTATTGAATTTAATTATAATATCTTCTTTTTTGGTCTCTATTTTATCTGGGGTATTCTTACCAGTTTCTTTAAATTTAACCTCTAGTACTGCTTTATAAGTACCATTATCTTGCTTTTTTTGGAGTTTAACTGAATATAAAACTTTCTTTTTTCCCTCACCAGCATGACCATTAAATTTTTCACCATCGAATTGTGCTTTATAAGCTGTTCCAGCATCCAACCTAAAATCTTTAAGTCCATGTGTAACACTTATTGGTTTTACTGATTCAAATTCATAGTATTTATTCTTTAAGAATTCTTTACGAGTGTTTTTAATATCTTCATTATCTCCATCACCATACTTGTTAAGTAATTTATTAACAACGGAAATCCCCTTAGCTTTACCAATTTTAATTAACCCACCCAGTAAAGAAGGTTGATAATACATCATCTTTCTAATTGTAGGGTCAGCCATTGCCATCTTCATAATCTCCTTCTTAGTTTCCTCTTGTTCCTTTTCTCGCTCACCATCACTTCTACCAAGGTCCTTCCCATCAACATCAGTATTTCCATTATCTACAGCCTCTTCACCCTTGTCAGTTAACACCGTATCAACCAATTTCTTACTAGCATCACTAATATCGACCTTAATTACGTTCTTAATTATCATCTTTGAGCCACCAGATATTTGTGGTGCTGATATTATCTTCCCTTCTGCGTTCTTTTGTGGTTGGATATACTTCCCATCTTTAAGCCCTGTGAATGTGTTATTTTCCTTAGAAAATGCGGTAGCTAAGTCAACTAAGAATTTACCATCCTTGTTTGCCCCTTCAATAAATTGACCATTACCATAAATATTAGTTATTTTAATAATACTAACTTGTTCTTTATCTCCTAGCATATATGATACCGAAACATAACCACCTTTCTCAATAGCACCACTAAATCCACTAGCCACTTCATTAATCATTCTTAACAATTCGTACTGTGCTTCTGTTAATATTATCTTCATTATAATTGGTTTATATATAAATATCACCCACAAAGGAAAATTCCCAACCTTTACTGGTTAGGAATCTCTCCGTTCTGTAATTTAGTTTTTAATTGTTGACCACTTACTTTAGTTGTCCTCTTTCCCTTCCCACTACTAGTCGTACCGTTTTGTTCTTCCATTTGCTCGTGTCTCTTTTCTTTTTCATTAATAAATGAGGTCAAAAAATACCTTCTTTCATATGTTGGGATTGATAAAACTTCTGTATATTGAAGCTTTAAATGTCTCATACATAGATAGATTTCATCCAACAAGGGAACCTTATACGACGAGGTTAGGCCAAAAAAACTTGAGGTTAATCGGAAGAAACGTGTCAAGGGACCCACCCCCAGGAGTCCCAACTGTGATTGACATATCAATACCACAAGTAATAGAATTTATATACTCAGTTAATTTAGTTTTATCTAACAATCTCATATTGTTTGCAAAGTTGGTTATTGCCTCTGGATTTGTATCACCATTTATAGAAACTATATGTTTCCCAAGCTCATATAAAGATGTGTTATCCAATGGGCTTTTAAGTGTTTCCATTTCATAATCAACCTTATTAGTAATCTCCTCACTATCACCAACTGTAAGTAATTTAAATTGAATTGGAACTTGTGTTGTTGGAAGTACAAAATCAAAATAACCATTTTTATTCGGCTGAACATTAAGATTTTTAGTTTTCATTTCATTAAGGTCAACCTCAGTCTCAAATGGTTTACCATCAGCATCGTTAACTGTAATTGGGTACATATTACCATAACCAGTTGCCCTAAGCCAAAGCATTATAGCATCTCTATCACCCTCTACTAAATCTCTATATCTAATATCAGTATCTAATATCTTTCTATTCATTAGAATCTCTAAGAATCTACCACTATTTAATAAGTTCGGTGAAGTAAGTATATTTTCATCCGCAGTGGTCATATAAGCCACTTTAATGGTCTTTCTCTTGTTTGGGTATAACTTACCCTCAGAAGGCAAAGGAATAACGTCAAATGCTGCATTTAAGTTTGGTTCACTTAATTGTTGAATATACACATCATCTGGTTCATTAGATGACAACGGTGTAGGTTGACCATAGTTTGTATTTGATGGTGGTGGAACTACTGGTGGAACTACTGGTGGTATTACATCGGCAACCCTATTATTATCAACAGTTTTTATATATTCTTGAAACTTAACAATATCCTCATACGACATTGCACCAGCTTGCGCTTCTTGAATATCTACTGGTGCTATTTGAGGTTGATTTGTCGGTGCTGTTGTCGGTGCTGGTTGATTAGGATTTGTAACACCCATTTCTTTCATCAACTCTGCCCTAGCATCAATACCAGCGTCCTTATTAATTTTTGTTTGCCTATCAGCATGAGCCCTAAGTTCAATTTGTTCTTGAGTTCTTCGTATCATTTCTGCTGAGGCAGCTGATTCACCATTAGAAACTTGACTAGAATTACCAATCGGGTCATCTATGACTACTTGTTCTTCATTGGACGCTAGTTGCGTACCAACGGCATTTGCTATTTCTAGCTCTTCCTTTGTCGGGAAAACTTGTGGTTTTTTGTTATCCATAATTTAAAACATTTAATATTGTTATTAATGTACTAATAAATACTCCATAGTAAAGTTTTTAAATAAAACAAAAAAAGACCACACTTTCATGTAGTCTTTTAATATTATAAATTAAGGTTGATTAGAATAATAAAATTGCTCTATCAAATCTCATTGTTGCAGTGATATCAGCAATAGAGTCATCGTCCATTGAAAGTTCACCGAATCCAACATTTGTAAGCATTGTACCTTGAAGTACCCACTTCTCAATAACAACCCCTGTTGGGTCAAGCATTTCAAGTTCAACGTCCTTCTTGTATCCAGCCGCATAACCTTGTCTACCTGTAATTGATTCAGAATGAAGTCTTACCCATTCCATGATAGCTTGTGCAGCAGAAGGTCCAATCGGGTCTCTAAACGTAACGTCAATTGAACTCCACTTGAATCTACCAATAACCCAAGTCGATGTGTTTAAGAAAGGGATTTCCACTTCCTCTTGTTCGATAGAAGGTCTTGAAGCAGACGATAACCACCATTCTTGAATACCTAAATCCGCTGGGAATCTTAGAAGCCATCTGTTCTTTTTCTTTGGCTCGTAAGGAACGGGCATTTTCATTAATAAATCAGCCATAATATTTTTTGTTTTTTAAATTCTTTTATTTAGTAATAAATATGTTCTACTTGTGTTTTTGTAAAATTTATTTATTAAATGTCATCAAATGATGCACCTGTGTTCATTATGTTAAACTCTACGCATATAAATTCTAACGCTCTTGTTGGTTTGATAAATATTCTACCACAAAGTTCGTTTCTATCAATTGATTCTGGGTCATCATCCAACACCACTCTAAAGTCAGTAAGACCTCTTTCAGACCTAATATTGTCTAAGATTGGGTTTACAAGGCTTAAGAATTGGTTTCTAACGATAGCATCATTTTGCTCGAAGAGAAGTCTGATAGATACAGCAGAAATAAGTTTTCTAGCTTGTAATAAAAGTCTTCTAACGTTGATTCTATCCAATGCAGATTCTTTAACTTGAAGTGTCTTGTTACCCCAAATCTTGATTCCCTCAGTTGTCCAAGTTGTAACTGGATTAATTCTACCTTCATAAAGCTCATCTCTCATTGCTTGAGTTAATTTAACTCTAGCTTGAATCGCATCAACATCACCTCTTTGGATACCAGCAACCGCAAACCATGGGAATGCAATGTTGTCGGTAAGTGCGATGTTTCTAACAACGTCTCTAGTTGGTGGAACCCAAATGTATTGGTTATTCTCAGCATCGTTTATTTGAATCCAAGGCCAGTATGTTGCAGAATAATTACTATCAAACTGTCCATCAAGGTCACTAGCAACATTTTCTGGTAATAATACATCACCCGAAGCATCAGTATCTGGAGTCGTGATAATGTAGATTGAATCTGCTCTATCTTGCTCAATCATTTCGATTGTTTCCTCAATTAGATTTGTGTTCTCAAAATTATCAATACCTGGAGTCGCAAACACATTGATGTTTGTAGCTTCTGGGTTTTGGAATGTCCAAATACCCTCAAGGTATGCGTAGTAATCAGAGTTAATACCTGTATCACCATTAGTCAATGCTCTATTTGAGAATGTACCATTTAACAAACCAGCAGCACCTCTAGAACCATTAATTAAATAATTATCCTTATTTGTTCTTCTAGTTCTGTATACATCCCATCCGTCAAATCCACCATAAGGTGCAAATGTGAACTTTCTAGCATATATTTTTTCATAGTCAGTACCTTCGATACCAGCATCAGTTCTAAACTCAGCATTACCTGTGTCGAATAAGAATACTGGAGAGTAAGTACCACCCGTATTGTTGATTACTATCTCTACGTTATCAATTGTTGCACCAGTCGCATCGATATCCATGTGGAAACCGTTTGTAAGACCAGTCCATTGATTAATATTAACATCATTAGGAATACCTTTATAGTCAAAGAAATCTTGGTCGATTCCAACAGTGTTAGAAAGCCCTAAGTAAATCTTACGTTTATTTTCAAATACACCATATGTTTTCTTGTACTCTAAATCTGGTGTAATAACACTTGGATTATTGTTAAGTGTATAATCTCTAACTGGAAAACCTAGGAAACCACCTGGGAATGCATCACTAGAATCAGACTCTTCATCCAATTCAATTAACACGTAGTTAGACCTAGCTGGGAAGTCGCCATCAACAGTACCAATTTTCTTAGCTATGTAGTTATTTGTTGTTGGATTCATAGAACATCTAGAATACTTCTCAAGTATAACTGGTTTAGCATCAGTATCAGAGTAAACTCTAATTACTACATCAAACTCTTTATCATCTGGTCTAATATTAACAATTGACACTTTAAATTCTTTATTTGCTGAGTTACCATCTGAGATAGTCCAAAGTCTAAATAATTTAAGTAAATTTGTTCCTCTAAGTTCTGATACAACCCACGGTGTAACCGCTGGGGAGAATTCAGCCTTATAATCATCAAATTCATCTTCGTATGCAATAAGTGTTTGATTAATACCTCTAATTTGACCAAGAGTGTTTGAATCTTCGAACATATCTAAGAATAATTCTTCAACAAATATTGCTGTTTCATTATCTTGCGCAGTACATCCAAGAACTCTCTTAAGGTAATTTTTCTTAGTCTTATCTAATGATAACGAATAAGATACAGCACCTTGAGTTGTTGAATTTGCAGTAAGTGTAAAGTCACCTAATGGTGCTTGTTCAGCACCAACTATAGATGGGTCAAACCCTAAGTCTGTCGTTGCAGAAACTTGGAAGTTAAGACTTTCATTACCATCATATCTACCTCTAGACCTAAGAAGAGCAACAACTTGATTCTCAATCCCTGTATAACAAGCACCAGAATAAGTAATAGTCTCACCAGTTGTTGTACCGAACACTGTAGTTCCAGTATTATCAACAAAGTCAACATAAAGATTAAATGAAGAACCACTGAAATCACAACCACCAGATGGGTCTTTGTAATACGTTTGACTAACTGTAGTTGTATTACCCGTAACAGCCAATCCAAGGAAGGCTAACTGAGAATCTAACGCACCAGCATCAATAAGTCCTTGAACTACTGGGTCAGCAGAAACTAAGTTTGTTACAGTACCAGCAGTAGTTGCAGTATATGAAATCAATGGACTATACGTTGTACCTGTATCAGTTACACCAGTTGTTGTTTCATCTAATGCAGCATCAAGCGTAATGGCCCAAGAAAGACCAGCATCATATCCAGAGAATCCAAGGATTCTTGTTACAAATAATTGATTTGATTGTGATAAATATGATTTAGCTATGTAAGGTAATTCATATGCTGGAGCCCCAGTATCCTTAACCTTGGAAGCGTTTAATCCACCAAAGAAGTTCTTGAACTCATCATAATTACTTACAAAGATTGGTTGGAATGCTGGACCTTTATTTGTCTCTCCAACTAAACCTAATGTTGTAACACCAACTTGACGGGTTACGAATGATAGGTCATTTTCTGAGGTATAAACCCCTGGGCTTACGAATACACTATTTCTTGCCATTTATTTCAGTTTTAAATTTTTAAATTATTCTTATCGTTAACAATAAATATGTTTTAAAATCTGAAAAAAAAATATATGGAGTAGAATACTCCATATTTAGTATGACTTTTTTCTACCTTTTGTCATACTTATATATAAATGACCAATGAAACGTACTAAAAACCTTAAAATAACGCCAAATACACACAAAATATTAAAAGAGTATTGTGAAGAGAATGGACTTAAGATGTTTGCCTTCGTAGAAAAGATTATTAAAGAACAGTGTAAAAAACCTACAGACCTATATGGTGAGCGTTAATCTTTCTTTATAAATTTAGCTTTTCTTCCCTTCTTCAAATAGTAAGATTTAACATTATTAGCCTTTGCATATAAATACCCTTCTTCCCACCATTCCGTCATAACTTCTTTATCAAATACAAGACTATTATTAGTTAATCTTCTTGGAGTGTAATAGAAATTAATTAGAACATCTTCATCTTTAGCTTTTAATTTCCCTATCTGAATATCATCTTTAGATAGTTCCGTATGCATCATATCTATCTCCGTTAAGATACCATGTACAAGATTTCTCATATATTCTATCTTCTCTTCTGGATTTTCCTCATTTAAAATAATAACATCAATATCCGTAGCACCTCTTTTAATTGCTTCTTGAATCGGCACTGTTTCTAAGATACCACCATCAATGTATTGGAAATCATTCTTAAGTACTGGGCTCATAAATGGGTATGCACTACAAGATGCTTGTGTCCACTCACAGAAATCATCATATCCCCAGTTAGTTGAAGATTTGTACTCAACCTTCTTAAGTGTTGCGTTAACAACACAAACAATCAACTCTTTCTCTAATTCCTCTTTAACTCTAAGGTATTCCTTTTGACTCATGAATCGTTTGATTAAACCTAACAGGTTACTAGAATCACCAAACGAAATACCACCATTAAATTTATTAATTTCGAAAAATGGGAATTTTTTCCTTTTCACTAATTTGAACGATGGTAGTAAGTTTTTAATTACAGCCCATACATTAAGTTCAGCTTTAACTTTACCCTTGTTGTTGTCAGTAACTTTAAATGGGTTATTTTTCCAAATATCTTTATTTGTTACAGTTGTATACCCTTCTTTTAATTTAGGGATATCACCTGTTGAGGTTAGTAGTTGCACCAATGTTCCTGTAGATGATGACACATACATATCATAATCCCTCTTCTCTTCTAGTGTCAAGTACTCAACTATCCCACCAGCGTAAGCCCCCTTACTACCTCCACCAGAAATAACGAGACAACGGTTTTTTTTATTTACTTCATTCATATCTCCATTTATACTTTCCTTTCTATTTCACACCCTCCCCCATCTACCATTAATAGATGTTAACTATATTTTATTAATTAAGTTACTGATGACCCAAATAAGGATTTGACACGTTCAGTAATTTCTTCTGAAGT